GCGAAACGGATGACGAAGATTCTGGGTGTGGGCCCAAAAGCTACCGTTTCAGCTTTTAATAACAGTTTGCACAATTTTTATCAATCTGTTAAATGTCGTGTATTCATGTATAAAGACGAGTCTGGTACATGGATATCAAAAGATTCCCACCCACACGATGATTTGGTATACGAAGAATTGCTATCGGAAGAGTTTTCATTTTTGACTACAAATAACACCTCACACACCCCTATCCCTGTGACAGAATATCACAAGTTGTATTCGGGTCTGAAAAAGAGGCGTTATTTAAAGGCAGGCATTAGCTTGTTGTCTAGTCGTTTGCGTAAGCGCGATTGGAGAATAAAAATGTTCATTAAATTCGAGAAAGATATTCGTAGTGCTAAGCCAGATCACGTTCCCCGTACAATCTCTCCTCCAGGAGACAGGATGCTAGTTAGCGATGGTAGTTATTCTAAAGCTGCCGAGCATTCTGTTTTCGCGAAGGTTAATGAGATGTACGGACACATTGTAGTTGCCAAGGGCATGAACTATCAGGAATTGGGCATACTTTCCTTTTCTCATTGGAAAGCATTTAACAACCCTGTATCTGTTGATTTAGATGTTAAGCGATTAGATCAATCTATTTCCCAGATTGGGTTGCACCAGACCCACTTAGTTCTATGTTCCTTCTTTGGACCTGAACATGCGGATCGTATTATGTGGTTGTTTTCCAAACAACTCACTACGCATGCTAAAGCAAAATGTGATGATGGCGAGTTAGAGTACTGGGTTAATGGTACTCTTACTTCTGGACAAACAAATACTTCTATGGTAGGAGTTTTGTTAGTCACATGCATTTTACACGGTTATTTCAGGACCATTGGTGTCAAAATTAGACTTCTGAATTGTGGTGATGATTGTACCATAATTAGTGAAGAAGGTGATATGGGCAAAATAATTGGAGGTTTAAAATCTTGGTTTAGCAGGTTTGCTATGCGTATTAAATTGTCAGGGGTTAACAAAATTTTCGAGGGAATCGAATTTTGTCAGACTAGACCGGTCTGGACCCCTGGTGGATACCAAATGGTACGTAATGTTAGAGATGCTATCATTAAGGATTCTGTTTGTATTGATCCTTTGGATAATCCTGTTAAAGCTGCGAAATGGCTCAATGCCGTAGCTAGCGGAGGGATCAATACACATGGTGGCATTCCTATATTCCAAGATTTTTACACTTGTTATGCTCGTAGTTCAGATACTATTTTGACCCAAATCAAACTAACAAAAAGGCAGAGAAAGAGAGTTTCGGATAAGAATATTCGGAGTGTCGAGAAGAGCTCCATGTCATATTGGGGAAAAGGTATGGTTAAATGTTATGAAGATAACATCCATCACCTCACTCGTTTAAGTTTTTATAAAGCTTTTGGCATGACTCCTGTACAACAGATCGCACTTGAGAATTATTATAAAAATCATCTTGTCCGTTTTAATGACCTGAAACTCTATTCAAATGAAGACACCACATGTTCCAACATG